AAGTATATCTCTGAATCGCCATCAACACCAACAATGTTGTCTACAGCAGCATATTCTCTACCAGTTCCTGATTCTCCAGTGCCTTTTACCTTGACAACAATGGTTTGTATGTCTACAAATGGGTTATCAAGTAGAAAACGTTGGTCTAAACTACCATCAACTGTAAATTTCTTCTTTAAAAGTGCTCCTTGATAGATTAAAATTGGATCTGTAGCACTACCAAAGGTTGCTTTACCATCTACAACTGCTGTAGTAATAGGTTCTGGTATTGAAAATATGTAAGAACTGTCATCTGTAGCACCCACACATACAGGTCCTCTTGCTTCAAGTGTAAGTGTTGCCAAACTTGTTGAACATTCTACGTCTAATGTTATACTTGCTCTTGCACATGTTCTAGAACGAGGAACATATCCGATTCCTCTTGCCAAAGATACGACATTTTCCCTCAAAGTTGCTGAATCTAAGAAAGATTCGTTAACAACCATGTTCGCATTGAAGGAGTTAATGTAAGTATTGTATGCTAAAGTGTTTAAAAGAACCGAAAAGTTGGATCCCTCAAAGTCAAAATCAGTAAAAGTAGAATTTGCTCTCAAATAATCTTTTAACTGTGTCTTGATTTGATCAAAATCTAAGTTTGTAAATTTAGTAAAAGGCATATTATCTTGTTGCTTCTAATAGGAACGTATAATCTTGTGTCGGGGCAGATTCTCCAATCAAACTAAAGGATACGTTTACCTCAAATTGATTGTCATCTGGACTTGCATCCACTGTAACTCTTAAATCAGAGATTCTTGGTTCAAAGTTAAGTATTGCTTCTGTAATTTCACGTTCAATTACTGATGCTGTAGCAAAATCAACGAAGTCAAACAAAGATCTACGAACATTTGATCCGAAGAGACTATCAAAAAACCTTTCTCCACGAATAGTTTGAACTATATTACTTACAGATTTACGAATACACGCAGTATCCCTCAATATAGGTATATCTTTTGTAACAGGATGTGGTTCAAAAGACAGACTTATATCCCTAAATTCGCGTGATCTTAATTGGGATGCCATTTATACAATACTTCTTCACTGTATTTAGCACGTTTTTTTACAATAAGTTACAAGGGTAATGAATATTGGGTTGTTCCCACCAAAAATGGAGGTCAAATTGGTCGCTATCGTAGTGTAAAGACACTAAATTGCACTTAAAACGACTATGTTGACTCTCACAAAGTGCTGCAGCATAGATTTCAGCACCAGATGCCCTTGTCATTATGTTACATAACTCCATTAAATTATCTCCCCACACTACACCTGATTGAATTAGCACAAATTTATCCCATCTTCTCTGCCATTTCATAAAATTCTGTGTAAATTCAGTTAAATACTCTCTTTTGTCCTCATCTGGGTATGGAACATTAACTGATTCTATATTAAATATCTCTTTTTCCATAGAAAGACTATGAGAGAGGATTTGTGTCGCAATTCCTGAGTAATCAGGAGCAACTGACAGGAAACAAGTGTCTTTTGGATGAATTGGCAACTCTGCCATCTTCATTTTATACGCTAATTCCTGTATTAATGCTCTCTCTTTGTCTTCTGATATGAAAAGTAGGTTTTTCATCCTAATTCTGGTTCAATATTGATTTCAACGTTGCCTGTTTTCGTCTCTTTTGCTGTTTTCCAGAAATAATTTTCATCATTTCCAAGTCCATCTCTATCATGACCGTTCTCAACCTGATAATATACGGTAGAAACCTTAAAATCGGGTGTTTTTGGCACTTCTGGAGTTAAACTGTTATCATAAATCCTCATTCTATTGTTCGGATAGAGGCAAAATTGCCCATTATCGAGTTCAATGAGGTTATGAGACTTATGTTCGGCAGGTTGTTCGCTAGTTGAGTAGTCAATTGCGTCTACATCCTGATGATAATTGTCTAAAGTGCAAATATATGTGCCAGTTTGCGTTCCATAGTCTCTTGTAAGCACTTCATAGTGCATAGAACCCACAAATTGCTTCTGAACAGCAACTACACCATAGTCCATACAGTTCCAAAACTGCAAATTATGCAATTCCATGTCTGGAGTTGGTGTTTCTGGGTCTGAAACGAAGGCAGAAATGGGTAATTTATCGAACATAGCAGCATATTCGGGTAAATACGTCTCAAAATAGAAAGCACGACCAGGTATGCTCTTCGCAGAGACCCAAACACCTTTTACAAACTCTCCATGACCACTTTTATGGTCGGTTAAGTACTCTTTTCTTACCCATACTTCGTAAGAAGGTAAATTACAAATTAAAGCGGGCATTGAAGTTACCTCCCCTGCCCACGATATCTCTTTCGAGCCGAGTTACGAGATGACGCGGCATACTTAGAGTGTTTTCCTCTTCCTTGTCGAGACTTTTTCGGTTTTGTCTCTATTTTATTTGCCATAGTTAAATGTGTCTTATTGTTTCGAGTGATTCGGGTCGAGGGGTTCCCTCGCTGTAGAACTTCTGAGAAAGATCCATCATTGTATCGAAGTATTCTTCCTCAGTTAAGTTTTGATAGAGCATAACTCCATCGCATTTGATATCAAATAATTCTACTCTTTTCATGACCTACACGAATACGAGGGTCGCACCAGATTTCAAAACCTGCTTCTTTTGCATCAAGACAGAAAGATACGTCCTCTCCGCACATATCCTGCACTTCTCCTGATTCAAAGACCTGCATTTTAGGTGCGAACCAAGGATAAGGCATTTCTGGATGCTCAAATACTCCGTGTTTAATCAACAACCATCCGAAACCTGTATAGTCTACTGTAAAAGGTTTGCGTCTTTTCTGTATACTTTCAAGAGTTTCATGATTCATAACTCCACCGTTGTTGCGGAAATCATCTTCCTCTAACCAGTGTGCAACTGAAGTAGTTTGACCATCTTCAGTACAATACCAACCACCACAGATTTGTCTTTCCTTAGTCGGATCAACTACAAGTCTCTCTCCAACTTTTTGCTTGGAAGGTTTTCCATCTGCTGTTAGAACTGGTTTACCCTTATCATCAAGTATTTCTTGAATTACGTCTTCTTTTGATATTGCTTCTTCTGGTATCGACATCAATATTAATTGATAGAACTTCTCAGAGTTAAAAACAATATCGCTATCAATCCATAACTGATAATCATACTTTAACTTTCCATCCCAAGGTATCTGATCAGGACCACGAAGAACGTTTGCTCCTAAACACTTACATCTTGCAAAGTTCACCATTGAACTATAATCCTGAGAAATCTGAATACTTGCTCCAGATTGTACAAGATCAAAACATAGTTGAACGAATGACTTTAAAAAGATATAACTTACACCTCGACCAGGTAGACAAAATACTATTGTCTTTCCTTTTATTAATTGTCTTGCTAAAGCATAATCCCATTCTTCCTTCTTTGGTTTGGACTTGACGGGGTTTTTTGCTTTAACTGTAAATCCTTTTGCCATAATGTGTTGTAATTACATTCATATCATACACTATTATATAGTGGTTGTCAATTAGTATGAATGATCATCCAAGGATGGGTTTTCTTCAAATTTTTGAGATGGTAACTTAGTATATGATAGGTCTTCTTCTTTATATGATGTATGCATTAGACCAACCATTGCTTTGAGTGTAGTCCATGTAACTTTGAAGTCTTCTTCTTTTACCGAATGCATAATACATTGGTCTTTGGCATAGAAATGATAAACGGTATCGGTTTCAGTCATCTTCCTTTTCTTTTAAGATAATTTCATCCTCATCGGATAACTCTAATTGTAGCATAGTTCCTTCATACCATCCCATATCATTAACCATCCACTCAGGCAGATCAATCATAAAGTTCCCAGTTATGGGATCGACCTCTATGGGCGAAAAATTTTCTGCGGAATTTTTTTGCATATCAAGACAAAAAGTTTTAGGATTTGGTATGTGTTTTGACTTTATATATCACGTTCGATATTTACCTCTCGATTCGGGTCGTTTATAGCTTAATGGTACCTATCGTTTTTATATACGGGTTTCGGCTAGGATCAACGATCCCCCAACCGATGGGGGACTGCTGATACACTAACCCATAGGGTCTGTTAAGGTTCAAATATGTATCCAGAGATGGGGCATCTTGGATAGGGATCGCCTGTGTAATAAGGACTCCATCTGTCTGCAAGTTCAGCAGTTGGCAGCGGTGGGGTAATCTTAAAAGGGATCATCTTCCCGCTGCTGTTGTAGGTAATCCATCTGCGACCTCTGCTCTTGAGGTCGCTTGCCATTACAAATCTCATACTGCGAACCTCTTCTCTCCGTGGTAGAAGTTGTATTCCTTGCACATAGTTCTAACCTGTAGATCTGTCTCCCATTCTGTATCTGTTGGGAATAGGTTGTCCAAGGTTCTGATTCTGCTGATCTTCTGCCAGACTGAAGAGGGAGAGTGCTTAGACTGTGGGAACTCTCTAAAGAAAACTGTCCTTGCTTTCTCCATATCTGCCTGATTGAGTAAGTAAGCATTTAAAAGGCACTCTGTCTCAGCGTCGGTATATGGGGTCTTCTTCTTAGATGCTTGCTTTTTAGCGTTCTCTAATAAAATTCTACCTTTCTTAAAAAGGATTCTTTCTTCTCTGTCGAAGTTGTGTAGTCCCATATACTTAACCTGCTCCTGTAGTTCAATGAATGTGTCTACTGCGATTTGGTCTGTTTCTGAAAAGATCATAATGTTTGTTTGTGTATAGTACAATTATAAAGGATAGGGGTTAAAAAGCAACCCCCTTAGTGGACGGTTTAATCTTTGTCCGTGTACTCTCCTTCAACAACTCTGTTTCCGTTGAGAGCGTACCACACTAACTGAGCGTGTCCGTACTGCTGTGCCATATCGTAGCACATATCCCAACCGAAGTCGCTTAAGACTTCTTCTTTAATGTTTGTGTTTGGAACTTCAACGAATTTTGTAAGTAACATATTTTTAAAATGAATGAATGTTTGTATACTATTATAATAAACGATTTTGAGGAAAATGCGAGCAAAAGTGGACAGAGTTTTAACTGTCCACTATTGGCACTAAGCGTACCTACCTGCGGGGTGTGGGTTTGCTTTTGTGTAACCGAAAGATGAAAAGTACTCATCAAGTAGTTTGAAATCTAACTCTGGGTTAAGTTCAAAACCCTTACCGAAGAAATCAACTCCGCATATGTGGTCTACTCCCCATTCTTGGATTTCATCAACAAATGATTGGAAGTCTTCGCATAACTCTGCGATGTCTCTGAACTTTTCAACTGTGTCGATTCTGTTTATCATTCTTTCTGTTGGATTCATAATTGGAACTCCTTTGTGTATACTACCATTATAAACGCAATCCACCAGATTTGTCTTAGGTTAGTGGACACTTTTTTCAACTGTCCACCTCAATGCATGCATAATCCCATGGTGCGGGTTCACAGATCTTTTCAATCAGTGTGTCAAATTCTTTTTCTGTGTCTGGGTCAACCCACCCATTCTCTATAAAAAATTGTGCCATCTTCACGAGGACGGTTTCTTCGCCCTCGGTCATGTCTAATTTGCGTTCCCAGTTTACTTTTGTCATGGTTCGATCTCCTAAACTAATGAATCAAGTCTTGACTGTGGGACTTTTTTGCCATCTCTAGCACCCCACTTGTTGATGTGCTTAGACGTTGTTACTGACCAATACTGCTCAGTTTTGACGAATCCTTCACCGAAGATGTAAGCAGCAACGGGTGTTCTGTATGAGAAAAGAATACGTGCTTCAGA